AATGGTGCCATTGACAGTGTAACATTGACTGATCCCGGATATGGTTATGATCCTACTGTAAATATCAGCATCACAGTCGAGCCTCCTGTCGTTGTTGCGGGTGAGACTGCAACCGCAGAAGCAAAACTGTGGAAGTATTACGATCAGTTCCTTACTATCCCGGAAACAACTGCATACACAGCCGGTAAGAATGGTTCCAATGACGGACTGCACATTGTAGTCGTTGATGGTGCTGGTTCTGTAACCGGTGAACGTGGCCATGTTCTTGAACGCTATGCATTCTGCTCCAAGGCAAAGGATGCTGTTTATGATGATGGTTCCAGTTCATTCTATCCATACGTTCTTCGTGATCGTTCTTCATATGTCTGGTTTGGTGATTATCCGACTGGTACAGGTAATTGGGGTTCTATGGCGCAGGATCGTACATTCGATTCGTTGACCGCTCCGGTTGCTGTAACTCTGACAGATGGTGCCAACGGTGACACACCTTCTAATAACGAGCTTATGCCTGGATGGGAACTTTTCAACAACACAGAAGAAGTTGACTTCGGCCTTGCCATCACTGGCCCTGCTGATCGTATCCTTCAGAATTACGTTATCCAGAATGTTGCTGAATATCGTAAAGACTGTGTTGCATTCATTTCTCCTGAAGCCACAAACTCAGGTGGAATTGGTGAAGGCGTAATCAATCAGAAGGACCGTGAGATCGAGAATCTTATGAAGCAGAACAATGTTCTTCCTTCATCATCTTATGGTGTATTCGATTGTAACTGGAAATATCAGTTCGATACCTACAATGATACATTCCGTTGGGTTCCTATCAATGGTGACGTTGCTGGTCTTTGTGCTCGTACAGACGAAACCCGTGATCCATGGTGGTCTCCTGCTGGATATAGCCGTGGTATCATCAAGAATTGTGTGAAACTCGCATGGAATCCTAACCGTACACAGCGTGATGAAATCTATCAGAACGCTATCAACCCGGTTGTGTCCATGATCGGTGAAGGAACACTCCTTTACGGTGATAAGACAATGCTCAAGCAACCTTCCGCATTTGATCGTATCAACGTAAGACGTTTGTTCATCGTTCTTGAGAAAGCCATTGCAAAGGCCGCTAAGTACATGCTGTTCGAGTTCAACGATACCTTTACCCGTCTCCGCTTTGTACAGATGGTAGAACCTTACCTTCGTGACGTACAGGGTAGACGTGGTATCTATGACTTCAAGGTAGTATGTGATGAGACAAACAACACACCGTTTGTTATCGACAACAACGCATTTGTTGGCGACATCTACATCAAGCCTTCCAGAAGTATCAACTTCATTACTCTGAACTTTGTTGCGACTGGTAGTGGTGTTGTATTTGAAGAAATTATCGGACAGTTTGGCTAATCCGATTATCAGGAGTGAGGGCTTCGGCCTTCACTCCTTTTATTGATAAATGTCTGTATTTGTGAACAGTATAAATAATATATGACATTAACATATCTTTTAGGAGAAAAACAATGGCAGAATCATTGAACATAAATGACTTCAAAGGATTCTTTATTTCCGGTGCAAGACCGAATCTGTATAAGGTTCGTGTTGAAAAGCTCGGTGGTAAGTTAGAGTTCCTTTGTAAAGCATCAAGTCTTCCTGCATCAAACGTAGAGGCTATTGATGTACCTTATCTTGGCCGACAGATCAAAGTTCCGGGCAACCGTATCTTTGAGGAATGGACCGTAACAGTATTCAACGACATTGACTTTGAGATTCGTAGACTCACAGAATCATGGCTCAATGCAATCAATGGCCATCAGGACAACCTCGGATTCGCAAGTGTCCGTGACGTTTACTCTGATGCTCATGTAACTCAGCTTGGCCGGGATGGTGCAGAACTGTACACCTATCACATTGTTGATATGTTCCCAACTATGATGAGTCCGATTGATCTTGCATTTGATGCAAATGATGAGGTTGAAGAGTTTGAGGTCACATTCAATTACAACTACTGGACATCCGCTGAAACCACATAAGAGGTATTGCTATGAAGCATTACAAAGAATTTGTAAATGAATGTAGAAGTGCAAACATTTCAGAAGAAAGTTTGGCATTCTCATACAATGATGGTGGTGAGGAAATGACTGTGGTTATCTCTGGATCGAAAGGAGAATTGCGTAAGATCAAGAAGAATCTTCCCGCAGGTACAAAACTGATTAACAATGTTCCCGAAGATGCGATGAAGATCAAGGCATCCGAATGGGAACAATTACAATAGAGGTAACGATATGGGCGTAAGTACAACTGACCCAATGGAATGGATGCTCCATGATGGAACTGGAAAGAGCACCGTATATAAAGGAGATGGTGGGTGGTATCGCAAACATGCGGATGGCCGCATTGAGCTGATTCAATCTATGAACTTTTCTGGTGGTGGTGATGTGGTCCCTGATAATCCAACGATTGTTAGTGTAACAAACCCGCCTGATGGCACATATACTGCCGCTGATGCAGTAACCCTTATGTGGAAAGTAAGATATGATGAGGCTGTAGTTGTTGATACTGCAGGCGGAGTGCCAGCGATTCCTTTTCAGATCGGTGGTGTTGATGTAGCCGCTGTATATGATGAAAAGAACTCTACGGAAGTTGAGTTGGCTTTTGTTTATATAACCGAAGCTTCAACTACTGGTACTGTAACAAATGTTGGTGGAGCAAGTAAGGCTATTGATCTGAAGGGTGGTACAATCAAGGCATTGGATGATCCAAATCTTGATGCACCGGTTGCGTTTCCTACCGATTGGACAGCACCGACAATCACAATTGCATAACATTTCTGATTATGAACTAAAAAAGGGGGAACCGATTGCTCGGAACCCCCTATTTTAGCACTGGAAAAAGGAAGGAAAACCAGTGCTCTATTATTATTTATACTTCCAGGATTCTTGAGGAGAACGTATGAATCTTTTCGGTTTTGAGATCAAAAGAAAGAAAAACCAGCCAGAAGATCGCAAGGGTGTTGTTCAGGTCGTAGTGCCTGAGAACACTGATGGTGCCAGGGATGTTGTGTCCTTTGGTCCGCTTGGTGGGCATTTTGTAGAAGTTTATGATTCTGGTGTTGTTGATAAAGATGAATACCAACTCATCAAGCAATATCGGGAGATGGCTGACTGTACAGAAGTTGATAAGGCAATATCAGAAATTATCAATGATTCAGTAACATACGAAGATAATGTCCCCTTTCCTGTCAAGATCAATCTCGATAATGTAGAGCTGTCTGACAGCATCAAAACAAAAATTGCAGAAGAGTTCGATAATATCCTGTATTTGTTGAAGTTCAATGACTACGGATATGAAATTTTCCGTCAATGGTATATAGATGGCAGAATCTACTTTCATCTTATCATTGACAAGAACAGAATCAAAGATGGTATTCAGAAGATCGTTCATGTTGATTCCCTGTTCATCAAAAAGATACGAAATATAGTTAGAGATCAGGATGGTGTGATTGAGGATATTGAATCATACTATATCTATAAGCCACCGATCCTATCAGAAGCCGCCAATATAGGCACCTATTCATATTCACAGCTTGAAAAAGCAATCAAATTTACCGAAGAATCAATCACTTATGGCACATCTGGTTTGCTTGATGCTGAACGAAAGATGGTTATTTCCCATCTTCACAAGGCAATCAAACCAGCAAATCAGCTTGCAATGCTTGAGGATGCCGTTGTTGTTTACCGGGTAGCTCGTGCTCCTGAGAGACGAATTTTCTATATTGATGTTGGTAATCTGCCAAAGACAAAGGCAGAAGAGTATATCAATGCCATCATGAACCGGTATCGTAACAAAGTGGCATACAATACCAGTACCGGCAAGATTGAAGATGAGAAGCGATATATGGCCATGCTTGAAGACTACTGGCTCCCTCGTAGAGAGGGTGGTGGTGGAACTGAGATTGATACCATCCAGGGTGGAGACAATCTTGGCGAGATGGATGATGTGGCATATTTCCGTCACAAGCTCTATGAGTCTTTGAATGTTCCCCTTGGAAGACTTGATAGCGAGAACTCCATCTTCAATCTGGCAAGAGATAATGAGATAACCAGAGAGGAAATCAAATTCTCCAAGTTTATCCATAGACTCCGTAACAGATTTGCCCGTGGTGTATTCTCTGATATGCTTCGGAAGCAACTTATTCTCAAGAATATTCTCACATCAGACGATTGGGACACAATAGATGCTCATATCGTGTATCAGTGGGAAGAAGATTCTCATTTTGCAGAACTCAAGAAACTTGCAATGCTCAAGGAACGTATTGATGTTGTTGAGGCAATGGATCAGATGATTGAGCGTTACTACTCCATGGAATACATCAGATCAAATATTTTGATGCAAACTGATGAAGAGGCTAAGGAACTTGCCAAACAGAGAGATAAGGAAGAGCAAGAGCGAAATTCTACTCAGGCATTTGGCAATATGGGACAAGATTTGATGTTCGGTGATGTTGGTAATGGATATAACGAAGGACCAGCTAAACCGGCACCAAAAAAACCAGTAAAAAAGGAAAATAACGATGAAGAACAATAAACAACCACATATGTCACCAGCAAAACAGATCATTCAGCACGTAATGAATAAGGAACCTGCTCAAATGAAAACCATTGTCAATAAAGAAATTGCATCACGAGTAATGGCCCATATTGATGCCAGGAGACCAGAAGTAGCATCTCAACTGTTCAAACGATAGGAGAATATCATGGCTTTGTTATATGATGATTTCATAGAAATGATGGGTGTACTGACCAATCCTGAATACAGTCTACACCGGTTTGATCTGATGATGGAATCTGATGGTGATTATACAGAGGATGACAAGACAGTATCATTCTCAAAGATAGCTTCAATAAGACGGTTTTATGAGAACACAAATGAGTATAACCGTTATAAAATCAAGGAATTGATAAATAATAGTATGGATAATATTGATAAGGCGCACAAAATCGTCCTTGATTATGAAAAATCAAAACAACAATAAGGATTCACCATGGGAATGTTACTCATCACAGAAGACAATTTTGACAACGTGAAAGCCGTTGCCATTGACGAACAAGAGACAAAAACAAGAAAGTATTACATAGAGGGTGTTTTCCTTCAAGCAGAACAGAAGAACCGTAATGGACGTATCTACCCATTACCGATTCTTGAGCGTGAGGTAAAACGATTCAATGAGAACTATATTCAGAAAAATAGAGCACTCGGTGAACTCAATCATCCCGAATCACCATCAGTCAACCCGGAAAGAGCATGTCACATTATCCGGGAACTTCGGAAAGAGGGGACTAATTGGGTTGGTAAGTCCCAGGTAACATCAGAGGGTCTTGGTAAGATTGTTCGTGGTCTCATTGAAGACGGTGTACAGCTTGGTGTTTCTTCCCGTGGACTTGGTACTCTCCGTGAGGATTCTGGTATCAAGTATGTCAATGAGGATTACTACATGAGCACCATTGACGTTGTATCTGATCCATCTGCTCCTGATGCATGGGTAAATGGTATCTATGAAGGCCGGGAGTTCTATGTTGAAAATAATGAAGACCTTGTTGATGCCGCTAAACGTGAGATCGACAAAGAAGCTGGTAAATGTGGATTCTCCATGGTTGAAGAAGAAGTGATCGCCATTGCTTTTCAAAAATTCGTTGATAGCATCAAAGCATAATGAAGACTTATAAGCAATTCATATCAGAGGCCCATGTCCTTACTGAAGGCCGGTTTATGAGCAAAGTCTATAAAACCGTTGGGTCAGGAGTCAAGCGGGGCATTCGTCAAACGAAGAAAGGTCTTTCTATAGTTTCCAAGAAGGCAAAGAAAGTCTTTCGGCTTATACAGGGGTTTATTGATCCTTATTTGAGCAAGTATCCATATATCAATGCTGTCTATAGCTTTGATTTTGATTATGATTTCAGTGATATGGATAAAGCAATATCATACTTCGATCCAAAATTTGTGGCAAAACACCGGGATGAATTTCATAAGGCATCTGTCGGTGATGAACGAGCCATTGGTGTTTTGACTTCTACGATCATGAAAGAATACTCCAAAGCTCTTGGGTATGTTCTTGAATTTGCGAAAAAGTATAAAGAAACACAAATAAAGGATGTTACGGAAAAATTGCAAGCACTTGATGACAAGATAAAGAACATGCATGTGTTCAGACCGGTGGAGTAGTCATGAACAATCGACTCAAAAGCATATCAAACATCATAACTGGATATAACAAAAGGCGAAAAGAGAACAAGGAGTTCGATTCTCGGTTTGAGTATATTGATCAGCATTACCCAGGAGTTCATGAGTTTTTGATAGCCGCTAAGGAATGGGCGCATGATATTCAGTATGCGTATGATCCAAAATTGTACCGGTTACTTCTTAGCCTGAATGGTAAGAAATCTATCCTTGATCTCACTGATTCTGAATTGAGACGTATCTACCGATTCTTGGTGAAACGTGGTGTTGAGGATTATGAGAGCGCAAAAGAAATGTTTATCAACGCTACAGGAGAAGAAGATGAAATATAATTCAGGCAGACGATATGTGCGGGTTCCGCATTCAAGGGGTGAATATCGTTTCGATGCTCCTGAAGTCATTGATGATACTCATGAACCAATCACATCATTCAAAGACTTTGACTATAAGAATTATGGAGTAGAGAATGAGCGTGGTTCTCGTGGTGGAAAAGTCAAGAAAGCTGAAAGTGCTCTGAAGAAGCTCGGTAAGAAGATATACAGAATAAGCACATCAGAAGAAGTCAGATGGGCCGCTGGATTATTACTTACAGTATATGTTCTTTCTGGAAAGAACAAGACTGATCGTGATAGTGAACAAGTCCTTCGTGATATAAAGGATGGAAGACTTGACCATAGTACATTAGAAACAGCGAGAGATATAGTTGTTGATATATATCAATCACTTACTGGAAAGAAGAAAGAAAAAATATCGAATACAGGAAGGCGCAGAAGGAGACCTTCCAGGTTCTAACATACTGTAAGTAGTTAGCAAATTCGGTGTTTGTATAAATAATAATAAGGACTTTATTATTTTACTGTAATTTTACAAGGAGAAACCCAATGGCAGACAAGAAACCTATTGAGATTTTATTTGCTGATGAATCACTCTCCGAACTCTCTGAAGATTTCAAAACCAAGGCATCTGTTATCTTTGAAAATGCCGTTGCAGAACAGGTAGCAGATCATAAGAAGACTTTGGAAGAAGAGTTCGAGAAGAAACTTGAAGAAGAAAAAGAAAAGGTAATGGCCGATCTGGAAGAGAAGATCGACTCATATCTTACCTATGTGGCCGAAGAATGGATGACAGAGAACCAACTTGCCGTAGATAACGGAATCCAGGTTGAGATCGCTGAAAACTTCCTTCGTGGAATGAAAGACCTGTTTGAGACAAGCTACGTTGAAGTGCCTGAGAGCAAAGTTGACGTTGTAGCCGAGATGGCCGAAGAGCTTGAGAAGAAAGAATCCATGCTCGAAGAAGCAATGGACACTAACATTCAGCTCAAGAAAAGCATTGTCGAGATCAAGCGCAATATCATCATTGCCGAATGTGCCGCAGGTCTGGCCGACACCCAGGTAGACAAGCTCAAAGACCTCGTTGAAATGGTTGAATACCAGGATGATGAGCAGTTCAAAGAGCGTGTTGAAGGAATTGTCGAGACCTATATCAAGAAAACCGTATCTGAGTCTGATGACAAGGGTGCTGATGATAAGGGCAAAGACAAGAAAAAAGATGACAAGGATGACGTTGATGAGTCTCATCTTTCCGATGATTACATCAAGTCAATCACTGAATCTTTGAAAGTATAACAATATCAATTGAATAACCAACCCTATTAGGAGAACACAATGGAACATTTAACTGCTGAACAAATCCAAGAGCGTTGGAAGCCTATCATCGAGCATGAAGAACTTCCTACAATCAACGACTCTTACCGTAAAAAAGTAACTGCCATCCTGCTTCAGAACGAGAAGGAACATCTCGAAGAGCAGGCAATCCATGAGGCACCTACAAACGTCACCGGTGGTGTTGACAAGTACGATCCCGTCCTTATCTCTATGGTAAGACGTTCTGTACCTGCAATGCTCGCATTTGACATCTTTGGCGTACAGCCAATGAAGGGACCGACTGGCCTTATCTTTGCATTGAGAGCACAGTATGGTGATCAACCGAAAATCGGTGAAGACACCACAGCCAACGAAGCACAGTTCAACGAAGCTGATTCCGGTTACACTGGTGCTCCACGTCCTACAGGTAGCCCGAATGCTGGTGAGGGTACACAATATCCTTCCAACATAACACCTGTTGCTGAGAATGATCAGCCTACCCCTGCTTCCTCTGATGCTAAAAAGACAGACCCATTTGCCACCGATTTCGGTTATGGTATGGGTATGGATACAAACCTTGCAGAACAGCTTGGTGAAGAGTCAGATTGGGCAAAAATGAGCTTCACCATCGAGAAATTGTCCGTTGAGGCAAAATCTCGTGGTTTGAAATCTGAATACTCCGTTGAGCTTGCTCAGGACTTGAAGGCTATCCATGGTCTTTCTGCCGAACAAGAGCTTGCTTCAATCATGAGTGTTGAGGTAACAAACGAAATGAACCGTGAGATCATCCGTAGAACATACAATATGGCTGTTCTCGGTTGTCAGGATGCAGACATTGCTACCCCTGGTACATATGATCTGGATGTTGATTCCAATGGTCGTTGGTCCGTTGAGCGTTTCAAAGGTCTCATGTTCCAGATTGAACGTGAAGCAAACGCAATCGCCATCAATACCCGTAGAGGTAAAGGTAACTGGATCATCTGCTCTGCTAACGTAGCATCTGCACTTGCCATGACCGGCCTGCTTGATACTGCTGGTAATACCAAGGTAACTCCGGGTAATGTTGACCCTGTTGGTAATCTGTTCGTAGGTACTATGAACGGTATGATCAAGGTTTATGTTGATCCTTATGTAACCATCGACATGGCTGTAGTCGGATATAAAGGCGCAAATGCATACGATGCTGGCGCATATTTCTGTCCGTATATACCGCTTACCCTGTACAAAACTACACACTCTGATTCCTTCCAGCCTCGCCTCGGCTTCAAAACCCGTTACGGCATTGGTGCGAATCCGTTTGTTCGTCAATACAGCGGTAATTCTTTCAACTCTGGCCTTGAAGCACGTAGCAACAACTACTTCCGTATCTTCAAGATTGAAAACCTTATGTAATCAATCAACTGATACACTGCTTATCCAGGGCATTCCCTTCATTGGGGATGCCCTTTTTTTGTATAAATACTCTTATGGGATCAAAAGAAAATAAAAATAAGAAAATGTTCAACATATCTCCGCACATTATTATGTCAGTAGGTGATAATAACATCGGAAATATGTATGTTTACGATAACAATCTTGATGCGTATGTCCTCAATGGAGCAACAGCAAGTCAGCTTGTGGTCCAGTTTGTTCATCAGGGTCAGGATAGATTATCAGATGAGATACTTGATACCATAATGAATATGAATAACCAAGGAGTAACAAACTAATGGCAGATTTAGAACTTGCAGAACATCTCAACATTCTCGGTAATAACAATTTTCATTTCGAGATTAAGGAACTTCCTGGTGTGTCTCTCTTTGCTCAGAATTTCAGCATTCCAGGATCAAATCTTGGTCGTGCTCCGGTCCCTAACTCCAATGTAGACTACAACGTACCCGGTGAGAAGGTTGAGTTTGAAGACCTCGTGATTACATTCATGATAGATGAATATATCAGCAACTATCGAGAAGTATTCAACTGGATGATGGCTCTCGGCTTCCCGGAATCAACTGAACAGTTCAAGGCATTGAAGGAAGGCAGAACACAATATAGTGAGACATCAGATATTATTCTCACAACCACCACAAACAAATTCAATCCGGCTGTGAAGATTCACTTTGTTGATTGCTTCCCGACAGACCTATCTCCGGTTGACTTCACCAATGTAGATACCACAGTATCCCCTATTCAGGCAACTGTCACATTTGACTATTCCTATTATTACTTCGAGACTATTTCTAAACCTTGACAGATAGGGTCATAGTGGTTATATTGTGTTGATGGAGGTATTTCATGGCAACACAACGTGCAATGTCATTGCGTGAGATTGAAGAAGAGGCGGAGAAAGATTTGGAACTTCATGCTGACCGAACAGCCGAAGAATCTGCCCGTATTCCTACGCTTTTCAATAAGTATTATCAGCAATACCGGCTGGTCAAGACTGAGATGATTCTTATGGAAACTCATATCAGCAGACTCAGGCGGCAGAAGTGGTATTACTATTCAGGCAAGGCCGATCCAGAAGTTTACCGAGAGAAACCTCTTGATGTCAAGTTGATGAAGAATGACATCAAGATGCATATTGATAGTGATCCAGAGGTAGTTGATCTTACCGAGAGGTATAAACTCCTTGAACTGAAGAAGGATACCCTGAAGGCAATCCTTGACGTGATTGGTAAGCAGACTTATATGATAAACAATATCATTAAAACTTTATATTTCAAACATGGTATAGTATGAGCAACGAGAACATTATACTCGTAGAGACTATAAATTGCTCCTTCCTGCGTATTGGTGCTGTAAGAAGTATCCAGCAAGAGATGCATGACTATTTTGCGTTCTATGCCCCAAATTATCGCTTTATGGGCCGGTATAAGAGTGGATTATGGGATGGTAAGATACGATTGTACTCTTTACAGAGCAGAACTCTTCCTGCCGGTCTTTTTGACATCCTGGTAAAGTTCGCTGATGATAACGGATATGAGATAATTGATAACCGGGATGATCCACCATTTGCTCTCACAGATCATACGAAACAAGACATTGACAAATTTCTTGAGACTCTTGATCCGCATAGTGATGGTGATCCTATTGAATATCATGATCATCAGAGAGAAGCCATTGAAGTCTCGATCAAGAATCTCCGGGCAACCATTCTCTCAAGCACCAGTTCTGGTAAATCTCTCATCATATATGCCCTGATCAGGTGGTATCAGGAACGAGTAGAAGGAAAGATACTCATATTGGTGCCTACGGTAAGTCTTGTCAAGCAAATGGTATCGGACTTCGATGATTATGCCTCAGAAGATACATGGAATGCAGAAACAACCATTCATCCTATATTTGCTGGTAAGAAGAAGGAATCCAGCAAGCAAATTTATGTGTCTACATGGCAATCTATCTATAAGCAACCACCTGAGTATTTTCAGCAATTCGATGTAGTGTTCTGTGATGAGGCGCATACTGCAGAGGCCAAATACATTACGGCTATCATGAATGCTTGTGTCAATGCCCATGTCAGGATTGGTTTTACCGGGACTCTAAAATCAAAGAGATTGCATCGTCTTAATGTTGTTGCTCTCTTTGGTGGTATACGTGTTGTGGCCACTAATGCAGAGATGATGGAGAAGGATATTATCTCTATGTTGGACATCCGGTTCATTGTCTTGAGATACCGAGAAGCCATATCAAAGGAGATTACCAGGAGAGTTCGGGTTGGTAAAAAACCAGACGGTAAACCAAAGTATCGGAATAACTACAGGTTTGAGATGGATTTCATTTCTTCATTCAAACCCCGTAACAATTTCATACTCAATCTTGCCAGAAGTTTGGTGAATGGAAACACTCTTATCTTGTTTCAGTTCGTAGAGAAGCATGGAAAACCTCTCTATGATCTATTGTCAAAGAATCTCAAAGACCGGAATGTGTATTTCATTACCGGCAAGACTTCCGCCAATGACCGTGAGCGCATACGGAAGCAAATGGAAAAGGAGAAGAATGCGGTTCTGGTTGCCTCTTATGGAACTCTATCTACCGGGGTAAACATCAAGAACCTGCATTATGTCATTTTTGCATCACCATATAAGTCAGAAATCAAGGTATTACAGTCAATTGGTCGGGTGTTGCGGAAATGTAAAGGGAAGAAGAGGGCTGTATTGTTTGATTTGGTTGATGATTTTCGTAATAAGAAATATGTGAATTACCTCTATAAGCATTTTGTGGCTCGTTATGACATATATAAAGCAGACAAATTCTCATTGAAAATAATAGAGTTCGATTTAGCATAAAACATGGCAGATTATGTAGATAACGAAAAGTTTACGAAAGAATTAGGTGATTGGGCAAAGAGAGTACGAGAGCAGGAGGCCAGAGGGGAAACCCCGGAGAAAATGCCAGAGTATATCGGTGAATGTATCTATTTGATATGTCATAACAAGCGATATAGCCGAAACTTTATCCGATACACCAATAATGAAAACCTGATCTATGAGATGATTGGTGATGCCGTAGAGAACTGTATCCGGTATGCCAAAAATTTTGATGGCGATAAATACAAGAATGCTTATGGTTATATCAATCAGATAGCCTTCTATGCGTACATTCGTTGTATCAAGAAGGAAAAACAGCGATATGTCAATCACTTGAAGTTTATCCGGTCAACATTATCAGAGGCCGACATCCGGGATGCCCTGGAAGCCGATAACCCGAATGATGTGAAGGGATATTCCACCTATATTGATCATATGCAGTCTCTTCTTGATATAATGGATGTTGAGGTTGATGACATCATACCCAGGAAGAAGAAGGCCAGAAAGAAAGGCATCATTGATGCGATTGAAAAAGGAGAAGATTATGGAGAATAGCGAATGAAGATTGCTTTTATAGCCGACACTCATTTCGGTGCCAGGAAAAACTCGAAGTTCATTATGGAAATGCAGAAGAGGTATTTCAAGGAATACTTCTTTCCGTATTTGTACAATAATGACATCAAAATTGTTGTTCATTTTGGAGATTTCTTTGATAGCAGAAAGACAATAAACTTCAATACATTACGGCATTCTGTAGATTCCTTTATCAAACCGCTTATTGATAACGGAATACATTTACATATGCTGGTAGGAAATCATGACTCATACTACAAATCATCAGGAGAGCTGGTCTCTACGAAGATACTGTTCTCATCGTATCTCAATGTTACAATATACGATACTCCTACGGTTGTTGAGCTTGATGGAAGTGGTTGTACTTTTCTTATGGTTCCATGGATATTCCCTAATAAGAAAGAAGAAACCATAAAAATGATCAAGACATCCACGGCTGACTATTGTTGTGGTCATTTTGAGATGTTGGGTGTCGAGATGCAGAGAAACCGGGTATCGAAGAAGGGTGTTGATACTGGCATATTTTCACATTTCAACCACGTATTTAGTGGTCATTTTCACAAAAAGTCCACGTATTATATTGGTAGTCCATATCAAATGAGTTGGGCTGATTATGATGATGAAAAGAGAATCATTGTCTTAGATACCGATACTGGTATTCATGAGGATGTGTATCTTGCCGAAACTACATTCCATGAGATCATATACCCACTCAGAGCACCACTTTATATGGAGACATACCGGGATAAGATGGTCCGGGTCCGGGTGCTCAATATGGACAATCCTGCAGAGTTTGACAAGTTCATTGCTGAACTTGAGGCAGTGGAACCATTTGACATTGACATCAAAAATGAATATCTTTACATGGATGTTATCAATGAAGATGTCAAGGATGATATGGATACTCTCTCCGTCCTTTTGGATTCCGTAAAGAATATCAATGAGTTGAGTGAGGGAGATGCTATCGTTGTTTGTGAGATTTTGCGTAAACTTTACGAGAAAGCCAAAGGGGAGTGAGTATGATCATATTTGAGAAGTTACGGTACAAGAATTTTTTGTCCACAGGAGATCATTTTACCGAATTCGATCTTCGCAAGGCAAACAAGACCTTGGTTATAGGGAAGAATGGAGAAGGTAAGTCAACATTCATAGATGCCCTGGTATATGCCCTGTTCGGCAAGCCGTTCCGTAAGGTAAAGCTCGGAATGCTGATCAACAACGTGAATGAGAAGGGCTTGTTGGTTGAGATCGAGTTCTCTATCAAGGGAAAGAAGTATCTTGTCCGCAGAGGAATGAAGCCATCCGTATTTGAGATTTATGTTGACGGTGAGATGATTGAACAGCCAGGATCGAATGCAGACTACCAAGATATTCTTGCCAATGAGATATTGAAAATCTCATATAAGACATTCACCCAAATTGTCATTCTCGGTTCAGCGTCTTATAAACCATTTATGGAACTTTCTCTTGGAGACCGGAGAGAGATTATCGAGACTCTTCTGGATATTGGCATCTTTTCTGAGATGAATGTCATTCTCAAGGCGAATATCAAAGACACTAAGGCAAAGATAGTTGATCTTGAGCATCGGGCAGAGTTGGCCAAGCAGGATTATCAGACAAAGTATGATGTTTTCTTGTTTGATCGTAATCGGAGAGAGAAAGAACTTGAAGACCTGGAAACGGAAATAGGGTCTGTCAAAGAAAAAACAGATGCCATGCGGAAAGAACGTAAGGCCATCAAATCAACCATAAAGGAAATGGAAGAAACTCTTTCTGCCTATGAGGATACCGAAGAACGGAATACTGATTTAGAAGTCGTATTGGTCAATTACAAATCTGCTCATGATCATCTGAAGAAAGAGATAGATGCCGCTCTTGAAGCAAATTCTGTGTATCTTGAGAGCAAAACTTCTCTGGATGATCTGGAAAAGGAACGGTTTCGTCTGTATGAAGAGATTAGTAAGAAAGAGAAAGAGATGGAGTTCTTGCTCAAGAAGATGATTGACCTTACCGGGATTGAACAAAGACGACAAGAAATATTGGTTGAGTTGGGTCAAATTGATACAAAAATGCAGAATGCCCAAAATCGGCTCATTTTCTACCGTAAAAACGATTCTTGTCCAGAATGCGGCCAAGGTATAGGGAAGGCTGTTAGAGACGAAAATATAGCCCAAAATGAGACGATTCTGGATAATCTAAACGAATTGATAGGACTTCTTGAGAGTGAGCGGGATAATATTGATAAAATCATCGTTGAACAGGACCAGATTCAACTTGATGCAAATAGCATCGGGGTATTTATAAATGAGCTGAAGCATAAGGTCAGTTTGATTGAGAAGGATATTGCCCTGCATCAAGACCGGTTGAATGGTGTCACATACACCAAGGAAGAAGTTATTACTGAAATGCTTGATGAGGTACAGCGACATGAATCTGATATTGCAAAGATAATGGATGAGATCAAGCTGTACCAGTCACAGAAGGACACAAAAGAGTATCTTGATAAGGAATACCAGAGCAAGATTGCGAGACTTGGGCAGATAGAGACCGCTCTTGAAATGAGTAAGGACATCCGAAAGAACCTGCGGAAGAAACTGGCGGAACTCAAAGAGTCTCCGGTATCAACGGTGTCTGAAGGGGAATTGGAACGGCTTAAAGTAAGGATCGCTGAGTATCAGGAAGAATTGAAAAATGCGAAGCAGACTCTTCACTACTTCAATATCACTCTTGGTTTGCTGAAAGATGATGGTATCAAGGTCAATATTATCCGGCAGTTCCTTCCATTGATCAACTCTGTATTGAATATGTACCTTGACAAATTCGATTTCCCGATTAACTTTATGTTTGATGAGAAGTTTGTTGAGAAGATCGAATCCAATTTCCGCTCAGAGTTCAGTTATTACTCATTCTCTGAAGGGGAGAAAGCCAGAATCAACATAGCCATCCTATTCACATGGCGAGAGATTGCACTGAAAAAGTCCCGCAATTCTACCAATTTACTCATTTTCGATGAGGTTTTTGATGGTTCCCTGGATGATTTTGGTGTTGATAACTTCATGTCTATCTTAGGTGCTGATGATGGGTCTATCAACTCGTTTATCATTACCCATGACGATAGTGTGAAGTTGGCTGATTTTGATCGTATTATGAAGTTTGAAAAACAAGGCCATTTCTCAAGAATGGCTGAACAGTAGGAGAAAGTATGGCATCAGGAAAGAGAAGAGATGGAGAGTCCTTTGAGGACTATAAGAAGCGTCTTCACAAGGAAGAGAAGGAATGGAGACGCAGAAAGAAATACGGGTTCCTGTTTTGGCATGGTTCCCAGGGAACATACAGAATACCAGTAGGAGCATAGAATATGAAATTATCGAATACAACATTGACGTATATGAAAAACTTTGCCACTATCAATCCGTCCATCTACATACGGAAAGGTAGTGTCCTGGCAACAAAGTCAACTTCTGGCAATATCCTGGCAGAAGCAATGATTGAAGAAGAATTTCCGGTATCCTTCGGAATGTATGGTCTTGGTGAGTTCTTGAACACCATCAAACTTTTTTCTGAACCGATCCTTGATTTTTCCACTGCTGATGATAATTATATGGTCATCTATGAGCAGGATGACCCCACCTATCAGGTACGGTACACCTTCTCTGACCCACGGAAGATCGTCTATCCGAAAAAGAGACCTCTCATTGACAAAACGGACATCTCCTTTGTTATTGATGTGGATACTCTTGCCTCTATCCAGAAGGCCGCTTCGGTTATGCGCCTTGGTGAGATGGTATTGACTCCCGGTGATCCAGGGAAGATCAATATCGTTGTGACTAATATCAAGAATACATCAGCCAACAAGTTCTCTCTCGTGCTGGACTGTGAGCGGGATAATGATGTGGATTTTTATCTCATTATCAATATGGATACCCTGAAGATGTTTCCATCAAGGTATCAGGTATCTTTTGTTGGGAACAGTCTGGTATCATTTGAGGCGATGGATGATGATAATTCTTACAATGTGGATTACTACATTGGTTTGAACATTCAGAGTAAGTATGGAATATAAATGAACATATCCATAAATCCAGATGAGTTCGTATGGGAGAATAAGTATCGGCCTTCCACGGTTGATGACTGTATTCTCCCAAAACATATAAAGGTGAGGATGCAGAAGATCATTGAAGATGGTCAACCGCAGAATATGATCTTCTATTCCTCTCCGGGTACTGGTAAAACTACCACTGCCCGTGCATTGTGTAATGGGATCGGAGCAGATTACATCCTGATCAATGGTTCCAGGGAAGGGCGACTGATGGATACGGTGAGGAACATCGTTACTCCGTTTGCTACTCAGATGTCTGTAGAGAATGCCGGGATCAAGGTTGTGATCTATGATGAGTTTGATAATGCCCCGAAGGATGTGCAGATGGCCATACGTGGTATGACGGATGAATCTATCACGAATTGTCGGTTTATCTTTACTTGCAACTATGTGTCCAGGATATTACCTGCCATCACGTCCAGAACCACCATGATTGACTT